ATCTTCGCGCTGAAGAATCACGGCTGGTCAGACAACCGCGGCGTGCAACTTGGCGACCCTGACGGCAACGCTCTGCCGGCCCCGCAGGTGATGGTGTACCTACCGCACAACGACCGTGACGAGATCCCGAAAGCGGTACTCGAACGGATGGGCGTGAACGGCAAGTAATGCAGGAGATCCGCCCGCAGTCCGGTCCGCAGGAATCAATGCTGGCGAGCTCCGCCGACATCATGATAGGCGGCGGCGGTGCGGGTGGTGGCAAGAGTCACGCGCTACTGATGGAGCCTATTCGGCACATTGGCACGCCCGGCTTCGAGGCCGCAATCTTCCGCAGGACAAGCCCACAGATCACGCAGACGGGTGGGCTGTGGATGGCGAGCGAAGAGATGTACGACGCGCTGCGCGGCACACCGCGCGAGTCACTGCATGACTGGCACTTCGGCACCGATGGCGCGGACTCGGTAATCAGGTTCAGCCATTGCCAGCATGACAAGAACCGTCTGGACTTCAAGGGCGCGCAGATTTGCTACCTTGGCATTGATCAGGTCGAGGAGTTCAGCGAGGCAATCTTCTGGTATCTGTGGAGCCGCAACCGCTCAACGTGCGGCGTCAGACCGTACACGCGCGCAACGTGCAACCCCGTACCGCCTGACGATCCGATGGGTGGGTGGCTACATGGATTGATCGGCTGGTGGCTTGGTGATGACGGCTACCCAATCGAGGAGCGGCAAGGCGTGCTCCGCTGGTTCCTGCGCGTTGATGACGATCTACACTGGTTCTCTAGTCGTGATGAAGCGGCAGCGTCCAGGCCGGCGCTCGGCATACGCGACAGCGTGGAGCCCACGAGCCTAACGTTTATCCGTGCCCGGCTGGAAGACAACCCGGCACTTATGAGCGCTGACCCCGACTACCTAAGCAAGTTGGAAGGGTTGCCTCGCGTCGAACGGATGCGACTGCGTGAGGGCAACTGGCTCGTGCGTGCCGCGGCGGGTGAGGTATTCAACCGCGCATGGTTCACGACGTTCCTAGAGGTGATGCCGCCCGACCTTCCAGCGGTCCGCTATTGGGACAAGGCCGGAACGAAAGGCGGCAAGGGTGCCGAGTCGGCGGGTGTGCTGATCGCAGGCCCGTGGAAGGGCCAGTACATCATCGGCGACGTGGTTCATGGCCGCTGGAGCTCGATGGAACGCAACGACGTGATGATGCAAGTCGCCCGGCGTGACGGCAGGGAAGTCCAGGTGGTGACGGAACAAGAGCCGGGCAGTGGTGGAAAGGAAAGCGCTGAGACGACGATTCGGATGCTCGCCGGCTGGGACGTGCGTGCTGATCGTGTGACGGGCGACAAGGTGACGCGCGCCGGCCCCTTGTCCGCGCAGGCCGAGGCGGGCAATATTGCATTAGTACGCGGTGAGTGGAACGACCCTTTTTTGAGGCAGGCGCATAGCTTTCCCGACGGGCTGAAGGACATGGTAGACGGGGCAACGGGCGGCTTTAACAAGCTGGCCGAATCAGAAGACTATGACATCGACATCGAACTAGACCTCGCGCTGGCCGGGACCACACGCGCTAACCCTTGGACAATCAGATAATGGCAGACGAAGCGCAGGAACTAGACCAGCTACAGGAAGACCAGCAAGCGGACAAGGATGGCGTAGAGATCGGCGTGAGCGGGCTGAGGCGCAGCGGTGGGCTGCCGATGGATCAGCCGCTCCGTCAACTCAAGGGGCGCACCAAGGGGCAGCGCATCTTCGAGGAGATGGCGCGCTATGACGACATCATCGGCGCTTCGCTGTATGCCATAGAGCTCCTGGTGCGTGGCGCGACATGGCGCACGGAGCCGGGCGGTGAGAGTCCGGGGGCGATCAAGCAAGCGGACTTCATCGAAAGCGCGCGCAACGATATGAGCACGACATGGGAGTCGATGGTCGCTGAGGCGATCAGCTTCCTGCCGTTCGGCTGGTCATGGCACGAGTTGGTCTACAAGCGGCGCAGCGGGCCGGACAAGATGAAGCCCGGCTCGGGCTCGAAGTTCAAGGACGGCAAACTCGGCTGGCGCAAGATCCCGATACGTTCGCAGAAGTCGCGTGAACAGTTCCTCTTCGATGACGATGATGGTGCCGTGCAGGCGATGGTCCAGCGCGACCCGAACACGGCGCAGCGTCACATCATCCCGCTACGCAAGTCGCTGCTCTTCCGCACCGGGCACCACATGGGCAACCCGGAAGGGCGTTCGGTGCTAGAGCGTGCGTATGTCGGCTGGTACATGAAGCAACGCCTGCGGGAGATCGAAGCGATTGGTGCCGAGCGCGACCTCGTGGGGATGCCGATCTATTGGGTGCCACCTCGCTATCTGAAGACGGGCGCGGCTGCGGCTGATGCTGCCGGCCTCGCATCGGCCAAGGAGATGGTGAGCAACCTACGGCGCGACGAGCAGGAAGGCGTCGTCATGCCGCTAGCCTACGACAAGGACGGAAACAAGGTATTCGACCTCACGCTGATGACCTCGGGCGGTACACGCCAGTTCGACACGGATAGGATCGTGCGGCGTTATGACAAGGCGATGGCTGCCACGCTCATGGCTTCGTTTATCCTGCTTGGCGACGATGGCGGCGGTTCGCTTGCCTTGGGCGCAGACAAGTCGGAACTCTTCGAGCATGGCCTGAACACGGTACTCGACGAGATCGCGACGGTGTTCAACCGGCACGCCATCCCGCGGCTGTTGGTGCTGAATGGCGAACCACTGGACCATGTACCACGGCTGGTACATGGTGGCGTCGAGCGTGTCGACCTTGAGGAGTTGGGCACATTCATCGGCGAGCTTGCGGGTGCAGGTGCGCCACTGTTCCCCGACGACGAACTTGAGAACTACCTACGCGGCCAAGCTGACCTGCCAGCGGTCCCGGTCGATCGTGAGATGCCCGAGTTCGTGAGGCCAGGCGAGGAAGGATAGGTGTGGCGCTTCCCTGAGCCCGTACGCAAGGCGCCGCTGATCCCTGATGGGGCGGCGTCGAACCCGCTGCTTGATGCTACGCTCCGGGCGTACAACATACACGGCAACGCACTCAAGCGGGCAGTCGAGGATGCAATCGGTGGCGTGGTCGATGACGCGACCTTGGCCCGTATCGTTGCGGCGTTCAACACCCGGAGCGTTGCGAACGTCATCAGCGCGGTAGACTTCCCGACGCTCGCCGCTGCGCTTCAATCGGAACTCAGCGCGCCCATGCAGGCGGCACTCATGGCGGGCGGCAGGTTGGCACTGGAAACGATACCGGGCGCCGTGGAGCTCGGCTTTGAAGTGCTCGACCCGTACGTCGAGGAGTACCTACGCACACACGTCGCCGATCTCGTGAGGGAGGTCACACTGTCGAGTCAGGAAGCCGTAAGCGCGATGACGTTAGACGCTTACCGCTCGGGCCTCGGCTCCAGGTCGGCGGCGAAGCAGATACGTGGCGCAATCGGCTTGACGCCAAGGCAGGCCAAAGCGGTAACGAACTACCGCGCCGGCCTCATCGAAGTTGCCGAAGGGCGCATGACCCGCGGCGAACTCGTAAACCGCTTCTCGCTCTCCAGAGACACGCTTCGGGGTCGAGTCACCCTGGACCGTGTAGACCAGTTGGAGGGACTGTATCAGCAGCGTTGGGTCGTGCATCGTAGCCAGGTGATCGGGCGCACTGAATCCGTGCGGGCCGTGAGCGCGGGGCGTATGGCGTTCTTCGATGAGTCGTTCAATGCGGGCGCGTTGGATGAATCGCGGGACCGCATCGTGTGGAGCGTGACACCCGACGACAGGCTGTGCCCGATCTGCGCGCCGATGGACGGGCAGGAACGCAAGCGCGGTGAGGCGTTCACGGATGGCGACGGCAGCAGCGTGATGTTCCCGCCTGCCCATGTCGCTTGCCGCTGTGATACGCAGATCAAGCGCGGCAAGAAACCGAAGGGCACACGCCGCGCACGGCAGCGTGTGAGGCAGATCCAGCGCGACCTTGATGTGGAGCCAATTGCGTAACATGGGCGTTTGGCGTTAACGTATTGAAGCAATCCTTGAGCCTGGAGATGGGGACCCGATGGCCAGAGAGGGATTTCGCGTCAAGCGCGTGGAGACGCAGATCAGCGGCAACGTGATCCGCAAGCGCATAGGAATCGTAGGCTACAGCGGCGAGCCCGCGCTAGAGGCCGCGATCCGCTACAAGCAGGCCGGCGAACTCGACGAACTCTGGGGCATGAACATCCCCAGCCTCGCGTTCATCCAAGCGGTCGAGGACGGTCACTTCTCCCGCTGGTTCGAGTTGCACAGCCTAAGCGTGCATCGTCATCGCAAGCGGTCGGCGTATCTGCGGTGGCTCGCCGAAGACGCACCGCCGCTGTACCTCAACAACCCAGCCGACGCCGTGACCATCGGCGGTGAATTGCCGATAGTCGCCGAGCAATTCCCCGGCGAGGACATGGCGCAGACCGACCGCCGCTTCCACTGCTCGTCGGTTGACTGGCTCGTCCGGTACGCCATCCACATCAAGGCGTCCCGCATCTGGCTCTTGGGCATCAACGGCACAAGCATCGACGAGCCTGACATGTCGAACGCCGCCACCCACTACTGGCTAGGCCGCGCTGAGGCCCAAGGCATCGAGGTCGCCGCGCCCTACTCGTTCGGCATCCTTCGCAACGTCGAGGTAGGCGATCAGTGGCATGGCGACATGGGCAACCCGCTGTATGGTTATGACCGCTTGGCTAGACAGAGCGGCAACAGCTACCACCTCGACCGCTACTGGGACGAGATGGACCGGCTGGCCGAAGTCGAGACGGGCGAGCGTGAGGAGATGCGGCACAGCACGACCGCACTGGACATGGCGCGGGAACTACTCAACCTGGACGACCGATGAAGGCACCAGCAACCATCAAGATTCACGATCTCCCGATCAAGTATCCGACCGAGGGTGTCTCGTTTCATGCAAGCGAGTACCCGGTGCGCGATGTCTGGTGGGATGGCAAATCGCTGGAAGTCGTAGACCACAGCGGTACCGAGTGGGAGTTCGATTTCGTGCAATTCTCATGGGGGAAGACCCGATGAAGCCAGCACTGAGCTCAGAGGAGTTTGCCAAGTGGACTGACCGTGCGTGGGAGGCGGCACAGGTGGGAT